GTGAATAATTGTGCTGAAGGAACATATTTAGAATTGTTAGTGTCCCAACCACTCCAGGCAATACCTGCCAATGAGTCACCTGCTGAAAATTGTACTGGTGTTTGTAATGAGTTATCTTTTACATTAAATTGAAACTTACTAAAGTCATTACCTGTTCCACCTACTGCAATAATTTCAATAGGCTGTGATTTATCTGTATTGTATAGTTGGAATGTAGGACCAACTGAATCTGTAACTTCACCAAATTTTAATGTGTTGTTTCCTGCTAACAATCTAATCTGGTTAGCATCGAATTCTAAATTTCCGTTATCTAATTTAATTGTATTAGTAATACCATCAACTAATATTGTTGAGTCATCACCAACAAGTGTACCTTTCATTGTACCTTCAAATGTACCATCAAAAGATCCTGTTTGGTTAAACACTGGATTAATAGGTTTGAACTGTGCCGCACTGGCATTCCAAGCCAATACTTGTCCGTTGCTTGGTGCGTCAACACCTGATGTACTTACGTCACCTAAATCATCAATTGATGCACTTGCTAAAGCAATCTGTGTATCAACATCATCTGCTGGTACAAATGCAGAACCGTTCCATTTTAAAACTTGGTTTGATGTAGGAGGTGTTGTAGTAATGTCTACGTCAGCAATATCACCTATTGATGTGATAGTTTGTACTGAACCGTTTATCCACTTGTTTTGTGCAGTATTAAAGACTAGTGCTTGGCCGTTAGTAGGAGTAGGACAATCTACGTTTGATAGGTCAGTAAGTGCTTTATCAGGGTTGATAATTTGCCCACCTGTAACACCTGATTTACCAATGTATAGTTTATTAGTATCTGTAACGAAAATTGGTTCGCCGACTGCTGGATCTTGGCCAGTTAGTAACTGACGATCTGCTTCTGTTCCTCTTCTAATTCTTAAAGCCATTTAATGCAACTCCTAAGTTCTTATTAGTATTTATGCCTTATGCAAATGTTTTATTATTTACGATTTAGGCTTTCTTTTACGTTTTAGGAACTTTCTAGTCTCTTTTTGTATGTAATTTTTAACTCTAGCACTATCAACCTTAAATTCTACGTGTTTAATTACTGGTCCGTATTCGTTGAATAGTGCCCTTATTTCACGTTCATAATTAGCAGGACGATCTGGTTGTTTACACTCTACAATCCACTTTTTTCCGTCTGAAAATGTTACGTGAAAAGCATCGAGGTACTCTAAAGGAATGGCCTTAACCTTTATTCCTTTGAATACCTCGGGCCAATGTTTTACGATATCATCAGGTAAAAAGACCGGTCTACTCACCGTCTTTAGCCTTTGCTGTCTTCTTTTTAGTTGGCACTAATGCTTCTGCTTCTTTGCGAAGTCTTTGTGCCTCCTTGAACATAGCATCGGCGTTAGATCTTAATGATTTTGCCAAGTCTTCATCACTTAATGCATTTGGTGTATTTGTAGCCGCTTGAGCCTCTGCCTGTACTGCTGGTGCAGATTTAGGCTTTACTTCTTGTGCTGTCGCTACTTCTTCTGCTACTGCACTACCACTAGCAGGTGCACCTAAATGGATTTCATCAATGCTAACACCTTTTTGATCGGCAATGATCTTATTAAGTTCATTTAACTTAATTGTTTGTGTTGGCGTTGGTGTCATCTCGATATCTGTTGTTGGTACCTTCTGTAATTTACCATCAGCATGAAAAGCCGCTAACATTGTACGGCCGTCGCCTAATGTAGTTCTTCCCATTGCTTCTGCTAATTCATATACAGATTGACCTGATGATGATTCCACTAACTTCATTAAAGAGTCGTGATCAGCATCTGATAAAGATGCAGTATCTACAACTAAACAATAACCACTGTCTTGTGGAACTGTTCTATATGCAACTGCAACCTTACGTTGATTTTGTACGTATCTTCCTACGTGTTTTACTTCAGCCATTATTGTCCTCCTGAAGGCGTTCCAGTCATAGCCTCTGCCGCATCTTTAGGTGATGCAGGTGCTTGACCTGTTGCCGGAGCACCAGACTTCTGTGCTTCTTCTTGTGCTTTCGCAACTTGGTTTAGAAATGTTTCTAACTTATTGTAAGTCGTTCCAACTGCCTGCATTTCATTTGCCTTGAAAGCACCACGTTGTGAAGCGACATCAATAATTGATCTAATAGTATTTAGATCCTGAACAGTTAAATCAACTGCTCCACCAGTTCCTGGTGCAGGTGCATCCGTTTTTGGTGCTTCTGCCGCCGCCGCTGGTTTTGTATTATCTGTCGTCATATGACATTCTCCTTGTTTGTATATACAGTTATACTTATTTGTACTTTAAATGAGGACACGCCAAAACGAAATATGAAAGTTCTTTTGGATCCTCGAAGCCTATTTTGATACTATAATTTGGTCTTGTGTTTTTTGGATTCTTCTCAAATGTTTTACCAAGGAAGTATCTATTCTTACAATTTTGGTAAACCCATTTATCAATTGCTTCTTCCAAATTGTAAGACATAGGAATCTCAATGTACTCTAAATTTTTTGTAGGTACATCAAGTTTCCTAATATTGAAATAATTTAATGGATTAGTTTTCATCGTAATGAGTAGTGATTCCAAATGGTGCTTCAGTAGTCTTATCATAGTGCGAGTGGATAACAAATACTGTATCACAGTAATCTGGATCACCCCAAGTATCCCAAGGCATACCATCTGTGAACATAATGAAACGTTTTGGTTCAATACCGTTATCCTTCATGTAATTCCAATTACACATGAAGTCAGTTCCACCACCACCTATAAGTTGATAGTTTGCCAAGTCATTGCCATTGTCAGCACTGAAGTCTTGTTCATTGTAAACCTTAGTATCAAAACACCATACCTTAATGTTATAGTCTTGATACTGACTCATAATATTTTGTACTTCTCCAAGAAATACACTTGCCTGTTCATCACCAATCGAACCTGACATATCAATTGCTATACAAATATCAATTGTTTCATCATGATTCATACCTGGAAGAATAGCACCAGTGTGCCAGTTCTTTCTACTAGGACGTTGGAATGTAAAATCATTTTTGATTGTAGATTGTATCTGTTGTCTAAGAATCTCTCTCCAGTTCATCTTAGGCTCAGTCATGTCCTTAATCATTCTTTCAACTTCAGCAGGTAAGTTTCCTGCACCAGCGGCCTGTGCCGCACCTAACATATTTTCTTTAATCTCATCACGTATCTTTTTAAGTTCTTCTTTAGAATAACTAGGCTTACCTTCTTTTTTATCTTTACCTTTTTTGCTAGGAGCAGGTGAATTACCATCACTTTCTTTGTCCCAATCAATGTGTTCGTCAAGCAATTTACCTAATTGCTTTAATTCTTCTTCATCATATTTTTTATAAATCTCATCATATACTGCTTCTGAAGTCCAACCTTCATATTTAAAGTCTTGGAAAATAGGAATGTCTTTTGGCTTTTCACCAATGTTATCTCTAACTAATGTATTGTTTACAATATAGTCCGCCGCGATATTATGTATTTGCGGATCTCTGTCTTCACGTCTTGTCATATGATCATATACACAATGAAGTATTTCATGTGCAATAACAAATTCAATTTCTTTGTTAGACATATTAGCAAAGAAAGGAACACTATAAAACAAGTGTCTACCATCTGTTGCCGCAGTAGGGCACCAATCTGTTGCTTCTTTAATTATTAATCTTGTAGCCATGTTACCAAAGAAAGGATGTCTTAAAAGCAATCCTACTCTTGCTACAACTATCTTATCGAATACTTCTTTACGTAATTCGTCAGTTATTTCGATCTGTGGAGTTTCTACTTTTTCTAATGTTTCAATTGTCATTGTGCCTATTCCTTATTATGTTATTATAATACTATATTTAATGGAATTTGTCAACCAAAAAGATAAGGGGGAGAACCAAAATCCTCCCCCTAAATTGGTTAGGCTGATTGTGCCGCCGCAATATACTTTCCAAATTTTTCGTGGAATTCATCAAAACATTCGACTTCATCCGGATCAATTGGAAGTTGATATTGAGTAAGTGCAAGTTTAATACCCATGACAACCAATTCGGTTTCAAAGTTATTCATTGCAAAACTCAAGAAGTTATTTACTTTATCGTCAAACTTCTTATCCTTCTTATCGCAGGCTTCTTTAAGTTCATAACAAAGTGAGACTGTTAAGGAATACATGGCACTGATTTCTTTAGTCTCTAACTCCTTAACCTTACCAGACAATATGTCTGTTGGATTAGGAAGTTTTGAAGCCACCTTACGGTGTGCCATGAACTTCACAGCCAAGCCTTCGCCAACTGCACCACTAACAAGATCTGTAGTGGTATTCTCGTCATCGTCATCCTCTAGCAGTTCGGATACGAATGACCAAGAACGAGGTGTTGCAAAAGATCTACTTGGACTCTTAGGATCAAAGTCATACAAGTCTTTCTTTGCAAAAGTCAAATAACCTACAACGTCTTGGTGTATGTCATTAGCAACTGCCCACTGGAACCAATCATCAAAGTCCACTTTCATTTCTAAGTGAACAAATCTGTTTGCCAACGGAGCAGGCATTCTATATACAACACCTTTATCTGCTTCTCTGTTACCTGCGGCAACAATAAGAACGTTGTCAGGAAGTTTATAAGTTCCAACCCTTCTATTAAGAATAAGTTGGTAAGCCGCGGCTTGTACTGCCGGAGCGGCCGAATTCATTTCGTCTAAGAATAAAATAATATGCTTATGCTTCTTAGCCAATTTTTCATCTGGCAATTCAACAGGCGGTGCCCATTTCATTGTGTTATCATTTGCCGCATAGTAAGGGATACCTTTAATGTCAGTTGGTTCCCATAATGACAATCTAATGTCTATTACTAATGCTGACATATCGTTACCAATTTGTTGAACGATATCAGACTTACCAATACCAGGTGCTCCCCAGATAAAGATTGGTCTTTGTTTTTTGAATGCCCTTGCAATCGCTTTTTTGGTTGCATTAGGCGATACTTGACGGACTGCTAGATTTTCCATTGTTGTACTCCTTTTCTTTGTCATATTCAGTGCCTTATTATGTTTATATAATAGCACCTATTACTCAAAAGGTCAACCAGAAAATGCAATTTTTTTTAAAAAAATTACCAAAATAATTGTTATTTTACGTGTTCATCTGCTCTTTTTAGTGCTTTGGTAAGTCCATATTTACGGACATCTCCACTAAAAAGGCTTAATTCTAGTGCTTTTTTCTCTTTGGTTACAATCATGCCACCACGGCCTAACCAATATGGACAGTCTATAAACTTATCCAAAAATATAATAACCTGTGTGGTCATTTCAAAATCTTGGGGGAAAGGTATATCATAGGTTGTAAGTTCAAGTTTGCCTTTTACAAATTCAATACCATCATCTGTTAATCTTAAACCACCTTCTGATTTGTTTCTAGTATTCTGCCACCATTTAGGCATATACTCTGCTAAGGTCTGTTCGTTAACCGAAATGCCTGCTTGTTTTAGGAATATTTTGGTATATGTTTCTTTCCAGTTCACTTTACCAATCCTGCTTCGATCAGTCTCTTTCTGTTCGCCAGGTGTTGTTCCTCAATTTCTTTTTTGGATTGTCCTTCGTATGGTACTGCAACAGATTCTCTGATCATCCAATCACCCATCATCATATATTGATCAGTCTTGGAATCATATATTTCAAACTTACCTAATATTCTACCAAACTTTCCTGTTGCATCTTTTATGGTGCATAATGTTTGTGTTGAACCTTTAGGTAAAAATCCTTCAACAATTTTCTTTGCATAAAGACCAAACTTCTTTTCTACTTTATCTCTTGTTCTAGATTCTGGAGTATCTATACCGTGAACCCTAACTCTTTCTTTGTGCATCCAAACACCAAATCCTAAATCAATATCAACATCAACTGTGTCACCGTCGATGACCTTTAAAATTTTACAACGATACCTATACATTATTTTTCCTCTTTGACTACTGTGCCTGTAGTTAGTTTATAAACTTCAAAGTCTTTAGTTTCAAAAAGGCTGTTAAGTTTTTTCGCTAGGTTATGTGCATGACCTGGATTAGAAAAAGAAACTTTCTTATATTTAGGTCCTGGATAGTTTGTTATCACATTACTTGTTTTTAAATTAAAGGGTTTGCCTTTATAAAAAACTGCCCATATGGCTTCACTTTGAAGAATCTGATCACTCTTGTAATTCTTCTTATTAACGTGTTCCAATATTACTGTTGGTTTTGGTCTGCTCATATACGTAATCCTATTAATTAACTACGTATATATTTATCTATAATGTGTGGATAGAGTACTATTCTTCTTTAAATCCGCCACCGTCCATAGAAACTTCAACTGGTGTTGCTTCTATTTTACCTACGGTGTTGCTTACAAATTGTTCTAAATTACCGTGTAAACGTGCTTCTATTTCACCTATAGTAAAGGCTAATTGTTTAGCCTGTTGTAAAGGCATTCTAATCTCCTGTTGATTAGACATATCAGCACCTTTTACTTGTTCTAAAAACAGTTGTAAAGGCGTCGTATTAATAGGTTTATTTGTTTGCATTGGCTCTACTTAACTCCTGTCTCATTACTATTTCAGTTCTAAAAGGTCCTTTAGACTCATAGTTTTCAATAGTAACTAGTTTAGGACAAAAACTTCTTACCCAACCTTTGTCGAATCTAATGATGTAATATCCTGCACAATACAAACTTTTACTTTTTTTACTTTTAGTAAACAAAGGCAGTTTACGTTTTACATCATACATTTGATTAAAAGGATTAACACTAGTTGGATATGTATGTACTTCCTTTTTCTTTTCTGTATCTTTATCGCTAATACTAGAACCCCAATTGATATCATTAAATGTGTTCTTTAGTTGTCTTTCATTTTCAAAGAAACTAGTTCCTGTGTCGCAACAATACATAAATGTTTTATCGTTGTTTTTTGTAAGTGTACCTACACGTTCACCATCTTCTTCAATTATCCAGAACTTTCCGTTAACGATTGGATTTGCTTTTAATTTTGTCATACTACATACCTCGCATTTAGTGGTTCACTGAAACTTTGTGCTTGTTCACTGATCTTAACCATATCATGTTTAGCACAGAACTTCATTAGTTTAATACCAACCTGTCCTACTTCTTTAGGAGTTTCAGTGGCATCTTCGATTGTATCATTTATAATTTTTCTTATGTTTTGTGGTTGTGCAGTTAAGTCACATAAAATTACATTACGTTCATAATCCTCTAAGACTCTGTGTTCTTTGCCTTCATGATCAACCCAACGTTGTAACATCATGTTATTCCAACTGTAACCTTTTTTATCTTTATCTGCAAATGCTTCTTGTAATCCAACTTTATTTTTTGTGCCTTTTACTCTTACGCCTGGATAAGCAGAAAATACATTATCACTTGTATCGCCTCTCATACATTTTTCAAATAATAACCATTGTGGATTAGGAGCCTCTTTGTCTTTGCCTGTTTTCTTATCAACTACACTTTTGCCTTTGTCATCAAAGTATCCTTCGTGTGTAATAGTTGTATTGCTTACACCATTGTATTGTGCAACGTTAGGTGCCACTAATTGTGCAAAGTCACCATCTGTACTAATAATAACGTGTTCATCATTAGGATGTGCTTGTACCCAACCTGCAATCAAATCATCTGCTTCTAAGTTTTCATTGTGTAAAACTGTACAATTTGTTTTACCTACAATAAAGTCTTTGAACTCATCAAACGTTTCCCAAAATACAGTTTCTTCTTCCTGTTGTGCTTCTGTTAAAACTGCTCTTGCTTCACTTCTATTTCTTTTGTAAGGTTCATAAAAGTCTTTACGCCAACTTCTACCTTCCAAACAAAATACAACATGATCAGCATCAAAGTCGTTCCAAGCCTTTCTAATGCTATTGAAAGTCACGTGTAACGCCATACCAATCTTTTCATTAAGATTGCCACGTATAATGTGCCTTGCACGGAAAAATGTATTTGCGGTGTCTACGAGTATGTACTTCATGCTTTTATTATAACTGCCTTATGCTTTTGTGTCAACTTCTTTTTTTTGTTTTGCTAATTCTTCTGCTCGTTTTTTGTTTATTTCATCAAGTATTGCTTGATTCATAAAATCAACAGCCTTGAATTCGTTTTCGTCAAATGTGCCTTTTAACCTCAAATCGTATGCAATGCTCACTCGTTTTTTGGCTTCTGTGTGTTCATCAGTAAAGTGTGGACAATAACTAGGAAATAAAGTATTACCGCCTTTCTGATTAGGTAATGATATCTTGCTCAACACATCATACGGAGAATGATATGTAGTTTTGCTTTGATAATCATCTAAATGAACATTACCACTTAAATAACTGTCTGGTTGGGAACCATGTGCATGACTTTCCATTTTTTGTCCTTGCTTAATTACATTCGCCCAGCATACAATTTTAAGTTCTTTTAATTCAACTTGTTGTGTTGTGACATATTGTAAGTAACTATATTGTAAAAATTTTAAAAGTCCTATTGCTTCAGGAACATCTTTATATCTATCAAATACATTATAGCGACCAAACCTAGTAGTAACATCATCTGGACCTAGTCCAGTGCCGCCACTATTAGCATATTCAAATTCTTTTAGAATATTTTCTTCATCATCTTCAACGGTCTTTCTTACAATATCAACCTTCTCAGGTTCAGACCATTGTGTTAACCAAATAGGAATATTCCAACTAGGACTAAACTCTGTTTGTGGATGAAAACTTTTTATTCTAATTAAACTCATTACTTAATCTTCTTTCCAATATGACACATTTCTTTAAGTATCATTCTTAAATTTCTTGCAATTTTATACAGAAAAAATACTCCTGCAATCATTATTGCAGTATCTAAATATTCAATTATCATTTTACCTCTGCTTTCCCATCTCCGAGATTATCTGTTTTAATATAACCTGCTGGTCTGTCTGTATCTAAACCTTCTTCAGCAAGAACATTTCTTGCAATGTCCTTAAACCAACCATCAACAATCTCTTCGTTGCTTTCACCTTTGTAACCAGCATCAATAAGTTGCTCAATAAACTCATTGTTCCAATCTAGTTCAAAGAATCCGTTTCTAATGTTTTCTTTATTAACATGAGTATTCAATACGCCTACCCATGGCTTGCCATCTTTTGTGGCCTGCTCTTTTTCTTTAGCCATCATCTCCTGATGGGTAAGTTCTCCAGGCTGTTCTTTTTTGCCTGTTAACTTGTCTTTGACTTTGTTCAAAAAGTCCTTCATAGTTGTTCTCCGTTAATGTTCCAATCCGTTCCTTGACTCAACACACAATATGAGTCATAAAGCGGATGGTACTCTATTATTGTATATGTTTTTGTTTTTGGGTTGATCCATATTGAAAACGGCAAGTACGCCGGTTTATCAGATAAGCCTCCAAAACCATCTTTTACAGCCGTGGTCTGTATAGCAGTTGAAAAAAGTATTTCTCCTCTTTCAATCAGTGCTTGATCCACTTCTGGCCATGTTGAACAAATGACTGGCTTCTCATTCCATTCTGCCGCCTTTGTATCTGTAATGACGGCCACTGCCGTAAACAATACCAATATAAAAATTAATAATCTCATGTCAACACCTCCTACGTGCCTATTGCATTACCGAATAGATACACATGGACTCTCGCCGCAACATTGTATCCTCTTTTAAACGCCTTTTCCGCAACCTCACCTGCCGTGGCAGTTTGTTCTTCTTCTCGGGCACCTGTAGGCATTATCCATACTGGCCAATCAACACCTGCATTTCTAAATTTCTCAACTGCTGACTCCATTTCATCCCATTCACGTTGTTTACTACCAACAACGAATTTTAGTTGTCCTTTCTTGCTTACTTGCAAATATTCTGCCACGTGTTCTGGCTTTATTGCTTTCTCTGGCTTTTCACCAGATACTGTAAACAATTTAGGACTACAACTAAAAAATATTTCTGTGTCAATACTTTTACCCCACTCAATAAAGTCAGGCCTTAGTTTTTGTGTACCGTTAGTCTCAAAAGTCATTGACCCAGGCAAATTATTCTGCCTTTTTAATTCTTCATATATTCCTATTGTTGCCGCCTGTCCAGTAACCATTAATGGCTCACCTCCTGTAAAACATAAGTGTTGGTTAAACTTACTTACAGGATGTAAAAATTTACCTTCTGGATTGCTATCATTTTTTAAACAGTCAACAATCTTATTTGCAAGGACAGTAGGAGTTTCATATCCCATCAAACTTTTAAACTTCTTTGCCCAAGTATAAGAAGAGTCACAACCTTTCTCCCATACAGGCAAGTCTTCAACCCTATCTACAGAACTTACATCAAAATCCTCAAACGGCAAATCATAAGTTTCTGGGTTTGTTGGATCTATCTGTCCAAAACCACTACATTGCAAGTTGCAAAGAAAAAATCTTATCCAAGCCGTTGGAGCACCTGTATAGTGTCCTTCACCTTGTATGCTATAAAATATCTCACTGTAATAATATTTTTTCTCTGCTTTGTCCATTTTTAAAAAAACCTATCATATAATGCTATTATAACATGAACCGCACCATATGTAAAGAGGCAAAAAAGACTAAACTTTAGGAACTTATTCATTCCATCATCAGCCATTACTTCCCAATGTGGCCTATCCTTTTTATTGAAAAAACCCATTTAGTCCTCCAAACTTACTAAAGGCTCGTCAGTATAACTATCATGATAATCACCACTACTCATAAATTGTCTAGTAGAAGTTTCTTTAACAAACATACCGTTTTTCTTACGATAGGTAATGAACACGGCTTTTACCACTCCGTCAGTGTCACGATCAAAATGTTCTTTCATAGGTCCTTCCTTCATCATACAATCTCCTCAATGATTCCTAATACTTCTGCTAAAAACAGAACGCCTCCTGCACACATTATCACAAAACCAGAATCAGCAATAAAAATATCTGAATACATATTTGCTGACCAAAGTACGTAACCTGCGTAAATTAAAAGTCCACTTGCTACAAATCTAAATATACTTTTTACTAAACTTATAGCAAAGTGATTATCTCCTGGATCTTTTTTTGCTATCTTCATTGTACACTTTCTAAGTATGCAATCATACGTTCTGGAGTAGTCTGTTCGTATGGATCATCATCTTGTCCGTCATTATTGATGCCTGGCTCTTGCCACCATTTTTCAACAACGCCATCATTGATAACTGCCATATATCTCCATGACCTATTTCCAAAACCTCTGTGGTTCTTTCCAATAAGCATACCCATATATCTTGTAAAGTTTCCAGAACCATCTGGAATAACTTTTACGTTTTTAATACCTAGCACTTCTGCCCAAGCATTCATCACAAATGTATCATTTACTGAGCAACAATACACTTCGTCTACATTCATTCCTTTTATAGAATCATAGTTGTTCTCAAACCCAGGAAGTTGATTGCTTGTACAAGTTGGTGTAAATGCACCTGGTAAACTAAAAAGAACTACTCTCTTACCTTTGAAATAATCATCAGTAGTCTTTTCAGTCCATACACCTTCGTCGAAACTGCAACCTTGTTCCAGCACTACATCGCCTTCTCTGACTTTGAAAGTTGTTTTTGGGATAACAAATCCTTCCGTCATACTTTTTCTCCTTTGTTAAAATACTTCTTACTGTACCATTTATAAAAAGCCTTGTCTGTAAACAATTCGGCTATCTCACTTGCCGGTACTTGGTCGCTCCTTATACATACTGCGAGATCTTCGTATTCGTATGTGTCGACCTTACGTGTCATTTTTTTGTCTTTATAATTCTCTGCTAATGTTTGAACCATTCTATCTGTTTTATTCATTTAAATCTTTACACTTGTTACTATCACCTAGACACTCAAAAAATTTATCCATAGCACCTAGAGTATTTTCATTTTTAATAGGATTAGCATTGACAGGTTTAGAATTGTTCCATGCCATAACCATACCAAAAGTAAATACAAGTATCACAAAAATACTTGGTAAATTATCTAGTATCATCCATTTTAAACTTTTATTTTCTTTAGGCATAACTTACCCATACCACCCAAGATAGTGTAATAATAAACATTATCAATAAAGTGTGATTACCTAAATTCCAAGCACTCTTACCTACAGTGCTAGGATTTTTAGGGTCAATCATTTTTGTTTTAAAGTCTAAATCTTGCTTTACAAGTTTAGGCCCTTGGATAATATCGTTACCATATTGATCCTCAGTCTCAAACAGTTGTGGTTGATTACTCATGCTCTCCTCCTGGATCTCCTTCAGGCAAATAAACTTTAATTAATTTACCATGCTTATCTCTATACATAGTATAATTTCTGTTTCTACCTAAACTATGATAACCACTTAGAAAGTTAAAACTAGTAGGACTTCTTTCTGCTACTTTGAATGTTCCAATAGTTACTACTACCGCCGCTACAAACACAACGTGAGCAATAGCACTCACACCAAAAGCAAATACTGAGTCTGCTATTAGAATAGCAAACACCGCCGACCACATAAATGCTAATACCTGCATCACCATGTGACGTACTTGTAAATCCGGAATGTGTCTTAATGGATTAACCCTATGATCCATAATTGCATTCCAACAGTCAAAAATAAATCTTCTCATAACAAATGCCATGCCTTTCTCCTAACAAGCAAACTGTTGTTGCAGTTTAACGTTATCAATAAATTCTTTTTTAGTTGCTGGATCATTTTTAAATGCTCCACGTAAAACAGTAGTCTGTGTTAAAGAACTATGTGCTTTAATACCTCTGTTCTCACAACAACCGTGTGTTGCTTGTACATACACACCAACGTGTTCACTACCAGTTTCTCTTTGTATTGCATCTGCAATCATAACATTAAGTTCTTCTTGTAGTGTTCCACGTTTCGCACACCATTGTGCAATACGTGTATATTTGCTTAATCCTAAAAGTTTAGGACCAGCAATGATTCCAATGTATGCTACACCTTTTACTGTTTGATGATGATGTGAACATAAACTTGTAAGTTCACTTCTCACAACCAACATACCTTCATAACCGCCTTCAATGTAATTAGGAAATGCACTAGGGTTAGGCATCTTATCATATCTACCAGACATAATCTCGTTGATATACATCTTTGCCATACGCCTAGCAGTATCCATACTGTTCGGATCTGTTTGTGTATCTATTAATAATTTTTGTAAGACATTTTCAAATGCCGGAATGGCTTCTTCGATAAGTGCTTGTTTATCGCCTTCTTCAAGCACCTCACTGATATTGTCGTTTGCCCAATACCTTATATTTTTGTCTTTAAGCCTTTGTATAATTTCTTTTGTTTTGCTCAATTTACTTCTCCGAGTTATAGACGAGGATGTCTCGACTTTAATTTTATAGTTTACTATACAGTCTATTTAGGTTTTTGTCAAGTATTTTAGTCAATTAAAAGTACTTTTTGAGCATTTCAATTTGATCGTGATACATTGAAATGATGTTCAATTCTTTTTCAATTGCTTCTAAAATATCCGGATGTTCCCCCACACCAGCCGCATTGTGAAAATAAACTTCAACATTTGCCTTGTGTTTTGCAATGTGACCGTTGGCGTGTTCAATCATAGCCTCTACCATTTTATCCTTAGGATATGTCATTTTTATGTCCTTTCATTTTCAATTTGCGGGATAAACTTTTCCGCAATTAATTTGTGAGTATCAATGTCATAATGTTCGTCATCAACAAAACATTGATCCTTACCTTCTGCTTTTAGAAATTGATCCACAGTCTGATGGGCCACTGTTGCATACGAACAATCTCCAAACATATTTAACTCTTTTGGCAACCACGTTTGATCGTTAATGGCAAATACTTTCAATTTTGCTTTATTTTCTTTGCATAAACGAGTCCACATATATACTTCTTTGAAAAATGCTCTTTGGTTTGCAAGAGTCATAATTTCATGCCAAGCCTTTATTCTCTGATAACCTTCCGTTTGTAAATTTGGTTGTTCCAAATCAAAAGGTTCAAACCTAAGTGCAATAGATGGATCTATCGCATAATCTCCTTTTACAGTGATCCTGCCGCCATCAAAACTTTTTTCATCTTCTAACCACATTTGGATATTCCAACAATCTATCTTGTCATGGCGTTCTTCTAGCATCATGTGTCTTTCTAACGGAACTAGATTTTCATAATGACAAGGATTATGAAAACCTATTCTAAAACGATTCCAATATGTTTGTTGTATTATTACTTCATCTATATCGGTGTAGTTTTTAAATAGAAATGCTAATCGTTCACTGTAATCATACCAACCTCTACCAGGACAAGCAAATATGGCTCCGTCCTTGTTTTGATTGTTTATGTAATATTTTGCCCAGTTGTTGTCATTCCAACGGTCACGTGTTTTATCTTTTTGTGCATAACTATAACCAGCACTATGACTACAACCTATGACAGCAGTTCTCATTGATCAAATAACTCCATTTGTAATAGATCATTCTTTGTAGTAGTAGGTAAAAAGTAACTGTCTTTTGTATAGTTTCCTTTAGATGGAATGACGTGTCTTACTCCGCCTTTAGGATCTTCCATGTCACCTTTACGTCTTGGAATTAAATGAACGTGTGGCCACATAATAGTTTGGCCTGCATCTGCTCCAATGTTTTGTCCAATGTTGTATCCTGAACAATATTCTTTGTCTACCCAATCATAACCCCAGGCGTATGCCGCCTTGTAACATTTTGCTAAATCTTCCCAGGTTTGTGTTTTAGGTACAAAAAGAATGTGTCCTTCTGTTACTGGATATTTGTCTTTGAATACTGTAAAATCCCTTGTGTCAATTAAAACATCTTTCCAAGGTATATCTTTAAATTCCATAAGTGTACTCCGTTATTGTTAATATTCACTTACATTTTCCCAAGGATAAACTAACCAAACATCTTCTTCTGCTTTGTTAACTGTATCTGAATAATAGTCTACTTGGTCAAATTCGCTTGATAGGTTTTCAGTAAGTGTACAGAATCTTACTGACTTACCCCATACTTGATCCCACCATGGATCGTCTGGTAAGCAACTACCTTGCCAATCTTCTTTTAATGCTTTAAAAGTTGCTCCTGTATCATTTATATCATCTACTATTAAAATCTTCTTGCCTCTTGCGGTTGTAGGCATTTCTCTTTCTTTTAGTCCAAATGCTTGTTCGGCCAATGCTGGGTTTGAATCAACTACCTTATCATCATCACGTAAACTAATTTTAATTGCATCTGCCGGAATGTTAAGCATATTACTTAAGATAGTAGCAGGGACATTTCCCCCTCTAGTAATGCCTAAAATAAGATCAGGTTTCCATGCACTATTATATAATTGTACGGTTATTTGATGACACATTTTTTCTATGTCGGACCAACTGTAATATTTTTTCTTAATCAAAGTTTTTCTCCACTGTAATAGGTTCATTGTTGTTCTTATCAACTATAATATCAGTACCGTGTTGATCTGCATTTACAAATTTTAATGACGGTACAAACCTTGGACTACTCCTAAAGCCTGTCGCGGTATGTTGTACTTTACTTTTGAAAATACAAACCCTACCTGGAATAGGAGCGATACTAACAACTAAATGATCTGGATCACCTTCGATGTCATTTAAAACGTATCCTTTTAAATCTTCTTTTGTTATAAAAAACTTTGTTTCACCTTTTTCGTTTGGTTCCCATTTGCTATTGCAATAATACAATAGTGTCATATCACAATCATCATCGTGATAATAAGCATCTTCATTTGTGCTAAAGAAATTTAGATTGCTTCTCTTATATCTATAACCTTGTAATTCATCTAATTTGTTTGTTTCTAGCCAAAGTATTTGCCATACGTTTGTATCTTCGAAACTAAAACATTGTAAACCTGTTGGTGGATTTTCTGGATTATCTTTAGTACCCCATTTGAAAGGAACATTTTGTATATCCTTTTCTAACATACTAATTAGATTAGGTTTGAAAATGTTATCATATGTAACTATCAAATCATTAAAGTAACTTGTTCTTTTCATACCGTTGCTTTATCTCTTTCAGCAAGATAAGTTTCATTGTGTATCCACTTACCATTTTTAATAAATCCCCACTCTTGTACTTTTTTGCCCATATAAAATAAACTCCAGCATGGTAGTTCGTTGCCGTTTTCATCCTTGGCAAGTTCTAGCCTATGCAGGTCTGTAGACTTACGATAGCGGAAATGACCTGGTCCTCTCCAGAACTTGCCTTCAGGGGTATGTTCATAATACCCTCCCTTGAGAATTAAAGTCGCATAATTCCAAGGATGATCATGTAAGTCGTCAAGGTCGCTTACAAGAATCTTGTGTAACGTAATGTTAAACGGAAAGTTCTTTCTATCTTTTAGAAACACGTACCACCTAATCAAATAAGGTACTTGATTGCTTCTATCATAAATTACTCTTCTTCTATTTTTAAAAATGTTAAACATTTTTCTTTTGTCCACTTCTATAATCGTCTTTTACTAAATTATATATCTCCACAAATTTTTCATATTGTATTTTTAATGCAGGATAATCTTTGATCATTTCTTCTATCGTATGTTGACTTGGCCATCTGTCTTCAAAGTCAAATGAATAACCCATATCAGCAAATCCTGTTTGTCCATTCATATCCAGTGTTATAGTACCATCATCGTTCGTCATACTATCTGTATCAAAATCTGTATTAAATGTGTATTCGGTGCCTGTGTCAGTAGTAGGGTCTAGATTTCCACAGTCTGATCCACAGTAGGTAACTGTGTATGAACTATCTGCTGATGCTATTGTAGAGTGCTTTGCCACTGAAATACCTTTCTTTTAATCTTAATCTTTGTTTTTGTACATGACCTACAAAGTCTTTGTAATTTTCCATGTAATTTACAATTCTCTCAACCACAAACTTTTTATTAAGTTTATAAGTTTCAAAATCTTTTGTCCATTCACTTGGATACTTGAATTCATCAATAGCCATTTCTTGATAACTTAATCTATCTGGAACCATTGGCAAACATTCAACAATAGCACCTTCATACCAACTGATGCCTAAAGTTTCTTGTAGGTTTGCACTGAACATAAGTTTTGCTTCACCTAATAAGTTGTGATATTCATTTTTACTTAATTGTTTTTCTTGACAAACAATAAATTCATATTGTGGCAAACTATCTTTTAAATCATAGAATATTTCAGGTTGTTTTTCTGGAGCAATTCTATGTGGAAATAGTATAAGGTTTTTCTTTGTCATACCTCTATACATTTCGAAACTTTTATCTAAATATTCCATAGGCCAACCAACACGTTGTACTTTAGTCTTGTCTGTTGACAATCCTACATAGTTGCCTACTTCTTTAAATGCATCTACAAAAATGTTTATATGAAAGTCACTTGCAAAGAAGTTATTATCATAACATTCAAACATTGAACGTTCTGCATTTCTAACCCAAGGTTTGTCCCCAATCAGTCTTCCTAAAAAGTCCGCAGGATCGTAACTGCCGGCGTGCCACAAGCCACCCACTTTAATTTTAACTCCGAGCAGTTCAGCCATATATTTAAGTTGGATAACAGTAGGATTCCAAGCATCAGTATAAAGAAAGTAATCGCCATCTTTAATTTCGCCATTACAAAACTTCTCCCCAATGATTTCTAGTTGTTTGCTTTTGTAAACATTTGTTCCACCAAAGTTAAGAAACGCCCCAGGTGTTGTTGCCTGAGGCGTATCTCCTCCACTAATAACTTGTACATCTTGATTAGTTGCATGACGCAGTTGCTTTGGAAGATACTCCTTCCATTGCTTTGTGTATCTAGTGTCTACTGCTTCTATGTCAACGATGTAAATTGTCATTAGTTATACCTTCTTTTATTAAACTTACGTTTTGGTTTACGTCTTACTGGCCCACGTAAGAATGCTTGATAACTCTTACTAGACTTTTTATACAGGTCTGCTTCATCAAACCTATAACCTTCAAATCTACAGAAGTTTTCAAACTTCTCAAGGTCAGTAAAGATTTGAACCACTTCGGGGTTATTGTCGAAATACTTACCCACGACAGTTTCTCCTCTTCTACTTGTTATACTCGATATGAGCACCATTTTCTCCATCTTCAGAAATATCTATGTGAACTTCACGTCCAGGATACTTCTCATCGATCTTTGTATAAAGATCATCACTCATCATCTCACATGATTTATAATCAAGTTCTAACGTTTTGTCATCATATAACCTCTCTAACCAACGTTTAAATTGTATAAACTCTATATCTCTATCATTGTGTGTAACGGAAATTGCTACCTTAAAATGAAAGATATGTCTATGTGGATAACCTAAAAAACTAACATCGTCCCAGTCGCCTGTTGCTAGTTTAGGATCATCAAGTGCCGCAGGATATTTGTGGATACCTTCTTTTCTAAAAGTAACCCAAATCATTCTCTTTGCAGTATTCATAGTCTTTGCTTTCCTATCTGTTTCCATTTGTTCTTTAATTAATGTATCTGTTATACTCATTAGCATACTACCTTTTACCTTATTTGTCAACCTCATCTGCAGGATTATCATCATTGTATTTTGTCCAATCAGTGAACTTATCCCTGTCCAATAAATCATGAACCTGATGAATCCAAACACCTGCATTTGAATGATCAAAATCTGCATCATCAATCTTTATACAAGCATTGTAATTTAATTCTTTTATGTGTGGAAGTTTAACACTGATTTGGCTTATGAAGTTTGTGTTTTGATTGAATCCCATTTCAATTACCCAATCATGATATTTTACATCATAATCTAAAGTTACCAAATATTTTTTGTTAAGTAATCCATTTACAAGATCTTCCCAATCTTCTTTAGGAACAAAACTTTGGTTAGCACCCAAGTAGATGTGATCAACATAATGTTTTTTTGCTTGTTCTAGAACTTCTTCCAAAGGCCTACAACCTACAACAAATAATGTGTCCATATCAAAAGCAGGAGTCTTTTCTACTTCAAAACCTGTGAAGTAAGTTATACCTTCTTTTGTTCCACTTGAGTACTCACGTTTCATATTATTTTTGTCCTGCTAGTTGATCTTTTACTTTTAATTTTTGTTTTTTTAAATTTACAAGATGTTCTTTTGTACTCCAAGTCCTATCACCTTGTCTTTCAAGTTCGACTTCAGATGCTTTATTATCTAAAAATCTATGTAGGTCTTGTAAACTTTTTGTTTTCTTGCTCATTCTTCCTGTTGCCATTTATTATACCTCCTCAAAAAGGTTAGCAAACTGTGTACTTGCGTTCACAGTCTTTTTGCCAGTTGCTCCTCTAGTTCCTATGATACTCATCCAGAACTTAGAAAATTCTTCTATCACTGCGTTTGCTTCATCTCTGTTGTCAGTTGCGAATATTGCCTCCACAACATCTCGAAATAATACCCTGTCAAAGGACTCTTCAACAAGCATTGCTGGAAGGATTCCTTTGTCGTATTGTCTATTTGCTTCTTGCACTGCATTAATATGACTCCAAACATTATGTCCCATTTGTATAGCATAGGAGAAACTATCCCAACTAGTTTTTCCTTCTTTACCTACTTTATTCAAATCACCTGGATTGTAAATACAGATATCTTTTGCAGTAAGTCCTTTTGTAATAGGACTATCTAAGAAACTTCTGTGTTTACCTTCACGTACAAATGCTTGACTAAAAGGAGTAGTATCAGTTGCAAGTGCCTTATCATCAATGCTAGGCACCATTCGATACACCCATTTAGTTCTATCACTTGTTTCTAATTCACAATATATTTGTCCGTTAGCAGTTGCTAAGAATGGACTTGCACAATCAAATGTAATTGTAAAGTTTTCATTATGATACTTTCGAACTGCTCTTTGTATGTCAGTAAGTAGTGTTGCCCATTCTAATTTACTTGTTCCTAAGAAGTGCATAAAGTCATGCACACCTTTTTCTAACAATCCATCAAAACGTAATGCAACCAATCTTTTTAATACTAGATGTACATCACACATATTCTGACCACCCATTGACCAACCATTAAAGTGTGTGCCTGGATATTTCTTAGGATCACAATAGTCTTTCATCTGTTGATACCAATCTTCAGCATCTGCATGATTTTCGCCTTGTAATACATTTAAGAACTTACAAGCACCAGTTCTATTTTGCATAAAGTAATCATTGTTTATGCGAGTGGCATTTACGGCATCTTGATAATTTGTTATTCCTGTTGCTTTTTGTCCAGCAGGTGATCTTGATACCCAAGCAGGAATATCAAGTATCATACCATAATCCATATATGCGTCCATCCAAGTAAGGACTTGTTCACGTTTCTTTTTTGCTTTAGGGCAGTTAGGATCTTTCCAATCACCTTCCCATACACCCTTACCAATCTGGAAACCACCTGAATCACCTAACAACCAAGAAGTATTACGATCTCTATCTCTGATCATAAGTTCTTTAGGCGCATCTTTGTTTACGTCCAGTTCTGCATGACCGGCCGAGTAAAGGCTCCAATTATATTGAAAGATGCTTTTACTAGGATTTAACCAATTCATACTTTCCACATCATTTGGAAAGTTGCTAGGTATTCTAGTTTTATCTACATATTCCTCACGTCTTTGTTTACCAATAAACGTAGCAAAGAAGCCGCTAATCGCAGGCAGGAATATTGCGTAGTCCTTTTGTTCTTTTGTTAGGTTCGTATTCAATCTAAGTCCGTCCTTATTATATGTTTTCTTAAAGCACGAACAAGTTCTTCGATTTTGTCTATAACTGAAATCATATCTTTATCAGTAATATACTTTTGCTTTTCTCTTAACTTGTCATACTCTTTTAATGGTATAGTAACCGTACCGCCTTCGTTTTCATAACTGTCGTCCTGTGATCTAATATTTTCATCAGTCTCTGTCATAAAACTCCTATTTAGACTGAGCAGGAAGTATGTAGTTGTATTCTGTCATTCCAGAATCAACAGTAATCATCATAGCACCCTGATCAGATATTTTCATTGATAATTTGCCATCAAGTCCTAAAATTGCTTGAACCTGTGCTACTGGCCAACTCCAACTATGTTTAAGTTCTCCATTAGCATTTGTTTCAAACACAAATTGACCTGCGTGTGTACTAGCATCACCAAAGTTAAACATTAAGTTTGTACCTTCTGATTTTACAGAAAATACTGTTTCTTCTGAGTGTGCTAAACTTTGAAACTTCATTCTTTGAATACTAGCCATTGACGGACTAAACTCAACGTCCCAACTAGCACCTTTAAATTTAACAGTTTTAAGTTTCTCCTCAATGATTTGTTTATTCATAAAACGATAATCATTCTGGAAATCACCTGTTGCATTTTCAAAGTGAATATGTGTTGGAACAGTTTCTCCATTACGTTCTGCACTTACAACCTCAATCTTGCTATCCTTTTGATACTCAGGACATTTCAAGTGAAGTGCAAGTTTATCTAAATTAGGCATACCAAATACGCCTGTAAACTCTCCAACTTTGTTTTTTGTTGTAGCGGACATAATCACCGAACGGTCTTCCGCCATACTCTCAATATTTGTAGTTGCGTCATCACTAGAAACTTTTACTAGATTCAAAAAGCCTAAACTGTGTGTATGTGCAACAACGTCTTGTAAGATATCTTTCATTTGCCTTTACTCCTATATTACATTATATTTAGATTTTCATCATTTGTCAAGTTCTTTTCTTGGCTGATGTAATCTATGATATCAATTTTTGAACGCCAACCCAACGCCCAAAGTTCTTTTGGATTGCTTTTATTGTCAATCCTCTCGTGTTTGTCACCAACCGTTTCAATATAATCGGTGCAAAACTTCTTAGCAAGTTCTCGGATTGATTTTGACTTGCCTGTTCCTAAATCAATAACTCCACGTACATCTACGTCAGTATCAATAAGAATTCTAATTGCGTCCATGACATCATTTACATGAACAAAATCTCTATAATGGTTATTTGCATATTTTATTTCATTTCTAATTAATTTTGGAATGAACATATCTTCTCTGCCTACTCCCCCAACGATAGTTGTAAATCTTAAACCAATACTATTCTTTGGAGCCATTTCTTCTACTATGTGTTTAGAAAGTGCATACGGATTTCTTTCGGGCTCTTTTGCAGTGCTTGAAGATGCATATATAATCTTTTTATCCTTGTGTGTATCAAAAAGCCTTTTACTTGCTAATACATTATTTTCCCAATATATTTTAGGTTGTGTAAGACTTCTTCGTACTCCGCTTTCACCTGCTAAATGAATAACTAGATCGACATCCCAATCTAGTTTACAAGTTAACAAATTGTTTTTTTCCTTCTTATCTAAACCAATTACTACATGGCCATGAGTATTTAGGTACTGAGTTAACTTTGTACCTAAAAATCCTTTATGACCTGTTAGCAATATTTTCATTTAAATTCTTCTCTAATATATCTTTGTAGTTCGTGATCTCCTACGTTTTCAGGAATGCGTTTTTTATAAAACAATTCATAACTGTCTGAACCATACTTGCCAACTCCATATAATTTTGTAGCATCTTCTCTATCCCAAGTCATAAAATCTTTTGTCATTTGTCTTATTGTATGTTCACGTCTATTATAAAATCCTAAACTCTTTATAACCTTAATTACAGTTGACTTTCTACTTTTTAAAAAAGACTCTGGTGTAGGCCATTTATCAAAGAATTCTGGTAACACCCTTTTAACTTGTATTCTGCCTGTTTGGTTTAAGCATATAACACCTACAAAGTGTTGCCACAAATTATCAACTTGTTGTTGTACCATTAAATTAGGATCCATCATTTTCATCTGGCTTATCTTTCTTTTCTACTTGTTCTAATTCTTCTAGCATTTCATCATATGACTTGCCAGGATTTTCCCAACTATTATATGCTGGCATTTGTTTATAGTAAGGATCATTGAACTCAGGATCATCAACGCCTTCTACTGCATTTACTTCTGGAACATAATGTTTAAGCATATTCTCAACACCAAGTTTAAGTGTTACAGAACTACTTGCACAACCGGAACAAGCACCAGACATAAGCATAAGTGCAACACCGTTCTCCATATCAAAGTCTTGTAACTTAACAACACCACCATGCATTTCTACACCAGGTTGTATATTATTTTTAACAATATGATTAATGTGTTCTACAATTTCTTCTTTTGTTCTATCAGTCATTTTTTAACTCCAAAGTGTTTAAATGTTGATTGGATACACTTTGCTTGATAATAACAGTCTGCCAAAGCATTATGTAATTCTTCTTGTATTGCTTTACGTGGATCTTGTGGCATCATACTAAACACTGTTCTACTATCTCTTATTTGCCAATAGTTCCATGGAAAGGGTTGACCCATTTGTTTATATAAATGTTCTAATATTGCATAGTCAAACAATGGACCTTGACACCACAGTTCGCTACAACCTACTGTAAACTTATTAAGTTGCCTTAACAATTCATTTACACTTACTCTATTCTCATCACCAAGTGCTTCATCTCTGATCTTAGGATCTTGTTTACCCCACCATTCTAAAGTATTATCATCTACTGTTCTACCAAGTTCAGTCTGTTCATCTACGTTGACTCTAAGATATAAACCAGAATGTGGTTCAGCATCACTGTATGGGTCAAACTTAATTGCTCCTACTGTTAGAATAGCACAGTCATTAGTTACACCTAATGTTTCTAAATCTATCATTCCGTGTGTTGCCATACTACACCAACTTCATTAAAATTACAATTTGTAGAACTAAGACAGCAATCGGCACTATTGTTCTAATAAACTCCATAGTGTGATTGTATTCATCTAACTTTCTTTCAAATTTGTTTCTTTCTCTTTTTAGTTTCATATTACTCTCCAAAGTCAAATAAACTGTTAAACGTATTTTTTTGTTTAGTGCTTTCTAAGTCATAACTTAAAACACCAATCAAATTCCCAAGTTTGTTATCAATGATTGTTTCTTCCATTGCTTCACCATCAAACGGAAGTTCTTTAAACCAATCTGGCAAATGCAATTCATCAGTTGGGTATGCAACACTTGTATATCCTAAAGGATTCTTTTTAAGTTTACACACAACCACTTTCATACCATCAACAATTTCCTGCGAGTATCTATCACCATTCATCTTTTTAAGTGTATTCCAATTGATACTTGCTCTTACGTGTCCTGGCATATTTGCTTTACCTTGACGTTCTTCTAACTTCTGATAATGTCCAATCTTGTTTGCACGTTTAGGAGATCCTTTTTCATATCCCGGACGTTTCTTAAACTCTGTTCTAAATTCTGCAATAGCATCTAATATTTCTTTTTCTCCTTTTTCTTGCAATACCATAAGCAATAGTTCGCTTAAGAAGTCTTGCATAAACACCGGAGTATCAGAACGTTTTAGATCAAGACCCATTGCTTTTACTTTGCCTGGCTTGCCTTCAATATCTTTTCTGTTTCCTTCTTCATCATAAACTAGTGCCGCATATCTTTTCTTTGTAATATATAATCCACTTTCTGCTACAATTTCTCTACCAGCGGCAATTACTTCTGCTCTGCTCTTAGGACAATGGAATGCTTGATGCATAAACTTTTCAAATGTTGTGTTTGCTTCTTCACACACTTGATCATAAAGTTGTATTACACTATCTTTTGTCCAAGGAATTTGTTTTGCTTCTATTTCTTTCTTTAGTATAGGATATGCACTAAAGTACACTGAATCAGTATCACCATATATAATACTTTTACCTACGTGATCATATGTACCTGTAATTACTTTATTCACTTCTGCCGCCATGTGTTTTGCGATGGCTCTACCTGTAAGTGTTGTACTTTGTCCAATACGTTTATCAAAGAATCTACAACCTGGATTAAGAATAGCACCATATAAACTATTTAGGTTAATCTTCTTAACAAGTTGTCTTTTATCCCAAAATTCTATTTCTGCCTTGTTCTCTGCATCGATGGCTTTCTTTTTCATGCCTTGCATTTCTTTACGTTCACTGTACCAACGTTTTAGTAGTCCAGGAATAACACCTTCATGCTCATATGTAAAGATAGTACCATTAGCACTCAACATCCAAGGATTGTTGCTGTCATGTATTACTTTGTAAATTTGTGCACCACTCATTACTTCTGACTCACCATTTTCAAAGTCAACTGTGATACTGACATCTCTACGTTGCTCCATCACTGCTTCGTATTCAAGTGTGCCAAACTTACCTTCCCAAGCACCTGCAAATGATTTCTTTTTCAAGTTCATTTGTTCTTGCACAAAATTATCTGTATGTTCAGGACGTAGTTGTCCTACAATAGTTTCTGGAGCCATGTTCAATGCTCTAATAACACTAGGATATAGACTGTTTAAGTCCATACTACCTATCCACTTATGTACTCCAATCTTAGGAAATGCAACATAGGCACCAGCCGCCGCAGTATTTTCATCATCACGTCTTGGTCTGTTTGGAACTTGTAAGCCACGTCTATGTGCTTCATTCACAATGGCTTGTTCTGTAACTGCAACCGCACCCATAGTGGTTTGTAGCAAAACAGTATTTGCATGAGCAAGTTCATTTGATAAATCTATGAACTTTAGTTTTTGGTCCAACTTGTCCAGTAGTGCAACGTCTTGTCTGTTGTACTCAATGAACGTTCTGAAGTCATTGTTATAAAGTTGATCGAGTGTACCTTCATACACAGTTTTCTTTTCACCAACTTCCATTTCTCCAATGGCATCAAGTCGATAAGTGTGTCTTTCTTCATATGTGTATTTACGATATAATTCTAAACTATCTAAATGCACTCTACCTATTAGGTCATAGGTGACAAGTGTTCTTCCAAATTTTTCATATTCTCTTTTCTTAGGAAGTTGATCCCAAAGACAAAAACGTCTTGTATCATTTTTACTTAATACCCTAGCAACACGATTTACACAATAAGGAATATCATAACCTTCACTGTTCCAACCTGAAATAATATCTGCATCATCAATCAAGTCTAAAAAAGTTTTAAGCATATCTGCTTCATCAGTAAACAGATGTGTGTTAGGAAAGTCTTTTACTTGTTCTTGTGCTTGTTCCATTGTAAGTGTCTTAGGCGGAACCGCAAGTGTTACAAGACTATCCAACCATTGTAAGTGTACAGTGATTGCAGTAATTGGCATGAACGGATCGGCCGGATCAGCAAATCCTCTTTCAGGATCAAAGTCAGTTTCAATATCAAAGAATGCTATGTTAAGTTTTGGAGCATCATGATTTAGATAGTTTGTACTCAAACATTGGAATATAGGATTGATATCGCTTTCAAACAGATCCTTGTTTTTGTTTATTGCTAATTCTTTTCTAAAATCTTTTGTATTTTTACAAGTAATTTTATTTAGAGGATCTCCATAGATGCTTTTGTATTTGCCTCTTTGGTCACCATAATAAAAAGTATATCTTACTGGATATTCTGTGTAGTGTCTTTTTCCATCTTCACGACGCTCGACTACCTGTATCTGATCTGCTTCACGATTAAAAAATGCGTCTACGTAACTCATTGTTTCTCCTATATGTCATTTGTGGCTGACAAATACCAAATAAAACGTTTATGGCCGTTTGTACCTTACTTAAAATACTCTTCTGCATCGATGGCTTTGTCATCGATCCACTTATCATAATGTGGTTTGCCTAGTCTTATGCTTGTAGACTTGACACCCCATTCGCCTAATTGCCTTTTAGTAAACTCTGTCCAATCTTTACCAGACTTGGCACCTCGTGCCGTCCAATAGTGTATTTCATTGCCTTCATCATATAATTTATTAAGCCTTTCAATACGATCATACCTTGGTTCACTACTTTCATAATTGTTACCATTAGTATAACATATAGTTCCGTCGATGTCAACCATGTAAATCAATATTTGGTTCCTTTCGGTGTATCAAAAAAATGTTTATCGCCCATTGCTTCTCTTATCTTCCTAAATACCATATTATGCGGATATGTTTTATAATAATCCGTTTTGTATAGTTTTTCACTTGCCTTTTTAGTTTCTGTAAGCCTTTGTATAATGAACAATCTTATTGTAGGGTCATTTAATTCGTTTTTATAATGATCATAGTTGTATTCAATAAACAACAGATCTCTTTCTGTAAAGTATGGTGTTTTACATAATCCTATCAAATCTTGTCCTTCGTTTCTATCCTGTACGCCATGTAGTACAATCAACAATCCATGAACACCATCATCATATGGAAAGTTTATCATGTGCTTCATGATATCCATATATTGGTCCGTGTGTATAATTGGAACTTTGGAACTGTATGCCCAAGGACATCTTGCAGTTGAACCATCCTCTGGTTGTGATAGTTCTTTTAAGTGTTTGTCTAACCAAGTATCTATTCTTTTCTTTTCTGCTTCACTTACCATGCAATTATGATTCCGCCGATACCAACTAGTGCTAGGATTGAATTAGTAATTATTAAACTCCATTCTTTCCACATAATTGATACTGCTAACCATATAAGTCCACCACAAGCAAGTACTAACGGGCCTATGGGATAAAGTTCTTTCTGCGTATTAATAGCAGTACCGATTATCAACACAAATGTTGCTAACCATTTTAGATAAAATGTTATATCTTTATTTGTCTTTTCCAACTGTCACCACCAATGTTTCGAGATCATCAAAAGCATCAGCATGAGCCTGCCAGTCACCTTTATGTGCAATTTTAATTGCCTTATTAATAAGTGTAGGTTTGATTTCTAGTTCTTCTGCTACTGCCTTTACTGTATCTCTTAAGCCTGTTTGTAAATCTTCAATTTCTTGCATAACTGTTGCGCCTTCGTTTACCAAACGTTCCAGTTTCGCTTTTTCGTCCGGTCCATATGTTCTATCAGACATCGTATTCTCCTAGTTTATTGTGTAATTATATACTCGTGTACTATTAATGTCAAGTTAATTTTATTTAACTTAATAAAAAATTGGTTAATCTGTATCTGGCTGTATTATTTGGATTCTTCGTCTTTGGTTTTGTATTGCCATTCATCAGTATGGCCAACTGCCCATTTTGGTGTATTTTCAACTGTGTAATTTTGTGTGCAAACTTTGAAATCTGGAATTTTCTTTTCAGGGTGTACTAAACTTTGGTCAGTGAACACAGTCCTATTATTTGGTTGTGCGGCAAATTGACCGTTGTCTAATTTTAGTATATTGAATGTTTTGTGTTCTGGATCATGCTCGGAAAAATTTATATCAATAGTTGAATGTTGTGTATGACACGTATCGAGTGTAAACATATATTCACCCTTGTGCATTTTTTTATCTTTGCCAAAAAATTCACAGTTTGCTAACATAGGTTTTTTAATTACGGTTATATCATAATCAAAGCAATCCCAAATTTGAAGTGTATCTAAGGGCAGTTGATCATCTTTATTATAATCTTCTTTCCAAACAAATGCTGATATAGGAAGTTTGTCGTACAATGCACCATAGTCTGTAAGCAGTGTTTCAAAGTATAATGCTTTGCCCATTATACTTCTGATTGATATCCATATTCCAGGAGTAAGTTCGCCATGGCCTTTTTGATGATCGTATAGATATTCTTTTTTTACGTAAACTTCTACAGGTGGTAGGTTGTGTACTAAGAATGCCATTTGCGTCCTTGTTAATTTAACTAGTACAGTATTTATTATTTTTTCTTTTTCTTGCCTGCACAATGGGCCTTTTGAGAGAACCCTTTAGGGTTGGAACAGTTAATACTTTTCTTGTATTTTGCTGACCACTTTTCAGGGATTATCTCTTTTGCCCTCATTTTGTCTTGACGTTCTTGGCTTTACCGCGTCTATTTTTGTTTGGATCTTCGCGACGCTTACGACTTGCGGCCTTTTTACGGCCTTTTTTACCTAGTGCGTATGCTTTTGCGGCTGGTAAACACTTAGGCTTACCTTCTTTAGAACTGCCTCTAGCACATTGTCCTCTTACTTTTCCATCAGGACCGAAACGCACCCACTTTTGTTTGAACCACTTTTTAAGGTTTTCGTTTAATTCAACTTCTTCTGAAAATAATAAATTGCCACACTTAACACAATAGTCTACGTGTTCACGTTTAACGCAGTTGGGTACACGTTTTCCGAACATGGTTTTCATGCCCTTCTTTTCGTAACCCTTCCAACAACGTGTTCCTTCGTCTATTTCTGCATTACAATTACAATGTGGACAGTCTGGTTTGCAACCACAGTCTTCTGCTTTTACGTCAGCACCGCAACACTTGGGTGAGCAGTGGGTATCTCTTTTGAACTCTACGAAACGCATTACTTACTCTTGTTGCCCCAGTTCTTAGCACCCTTTTTTCTGCACTGAACTAAAGCACCAGAGGCGTAAGCACTTGGCCAAACTTTATATCTTGACTTTACTTTGTGATAACAAGCATCTTTCTTTTCTGCTAGTTTTTCAAACTCTTCTTCAGTAATTGCTTTACCAACAGACTCTTCTAAAGAACTGAATGATTCTTTTTTCTTTTTATTATGCTTGTCTTTGATTTTTCCTATTTCTTCTGCACTCGCACCTTTACCTGCGGCACTTTGAATCTTTTTCATACCATCTTTACCGTACTTCTTTACACCTGCACGGTACATGATACCACTTTCATCTGTTTCTTGATCTTTGCTTTCTTTCTTTGCCATCTTTGTTGCAGTGGCATACATTACTGCTTCAGCATCATCACCATAACGATCTTTAAAGTCGCCTTTGGCTTTTTTCATACCTTTGACGTACTTTTCTTTTTTCTTTTCTTCGCCTTTAGTTAATGAACGCTCAGTCTTTTTTTTAGAAAGGACTCGATTTAATTCTTCTGCTAATTCTTCTTTGTAGTCTATGGACTCTTTTTTATCTTTTTTTGCTTCTTTATCTTTGATTGCTTTCTTCATTGGCTCTTTTTTATTGCCATCTTTGTCCATGTCTAAGAAATCTGGTTTTGCTTTTGCTTCTGTTTGAACTTGTTCGAACTTTTGTTCATAATCCATATGATGATAAACACTGCTTAGGTAATCGCCTGCTTTTGTTATTTTAGATTGTACCCAACCTTCTAAACCTTCTTGTTCAGAAATGCCTTTTAACATTTCATGAAGTTTAATTGCATACTTTCCAATTTTGTATAACTCTGCACGAGCCATTTGCACTTCATGGTCTTTCTCAACCTTGTGTGCCAAATCCGCTAAACCTTCGTTTTTAAGTTCTTTCTCTTTCATAACAGTATTTACCTCTTTTGAATGTTTCCACCAAATAGACTTGCACCTTTCATATCCAGTGCATTAACGGCCGTTCCTTTAGGAGTTTTCTTTTGATCTGCTTTAGGAACACCCTTACCGTCTTTTTTTACTTTTGCATAAGCAGTTATAGGGTTTGCCACAGTTGCTATTGCACCTGCACTAGTGGCTCCTGGTGTAGCCGCTTCTTCAACGTCCATGCTTTGTGTAACTGCTTGTTGTTGTGCTGGTTGTTGTGCCGCTTGTTTTTTAGCACCTGCTTCTGCTTGTTTTACAAGCATCATAAACTTGTTTCTTAATGTTGTATCTGCAAGTATAGTAGATAGTTGCTTGGCAAATGGAGCAATTTGTTTGGATAAGTTTCCTGTCAAAGCACCACCTGAGGCAAGTTTATCTAAGCCTTTTGCCATCATTCCACCTGTACCTTTTCCACCCATCTTTTGAGCCGCCATTTTAGCACCTTGACCAACTTTTTGTGCAACCTGTTTTACTGCACCAGCCGCCTTTGTTGCAGGGGCCTGTTGTTGTGCTAATGGGTTTTCACGTACCTGTGTTATTTCTCTAAGTTTCATACTACTATTTACCTTTTTTTGCCTTCCCTCTACGCATATTTAACTGCCATTGGGCCATGCGCCTCTTCTCTCCTGAACTAGATTTAGCAATCTTACTTAATTGGCTTATGGATGCTCCTTTTGGTATTCCAACTCTCTTGCTAAGGCCCTTACGTCCAGGCTTCTTACCATCCGCAAAGTTCTCGCTCATTATGTTTTCCAAGTATGTGTCTACCATTTTTACCAAAGCATACTCGTGATCTAGCAGACGTAGTGCATCGTATCTATGATGGCCGTTGACAATACGTCCTCTGCGGTCAACAACTATCGGTTTGTATTCATCTAATTGAACATCTCGATATTGTTTCGCTAGTTTTCTAAAGGATCTGTCTTTTTGTACTGGTATCATGAGAGCGACTTTCATTTTACCTAGTTTGCCATCCACGTCTTTGGAATGTATTTGCGGAGGTGCGTCACCTTTAGTAGGTTCTGGGTCAAAGTTGTGGTCTTGATAACCACTTACATCACCAACCTTATATCCTAATCTCTTAAGGTTGGAAATCATATGTTTCTTTTCTTTTTCACCTCCAAAGAAGTTTAACATAATATCTTGGTCACCCATATTAGCATCATCTGGATTAGTTGTTGCTATGTTGGCCATATTACGTCCTAACTTCATAAAGTCGTAATCAGTTGCATCTGAATCAACTGAAACACTATTTTGTGGAAGTGGAATTAAGTCGCCTTCGGTTGCTGGTTTTTCAAAGTATTGTTTTAGACTACTTGCAGTTCTTTCGAACTTATGATCTTTATGTTTGAATCCAACTCCGCCTGCGCCTTCCCATTTCTTAACGTTTTGTCCAAAGTCATCAATTAAAATGTTTGGAGTGCCATCTTTTTGTTTTGCGTATGCTTGTTTGTTTGCAGTAATGATAACTTTCTTAGGTGGAAATGCTTTTAAATATTTCTCAACCCAAGCACGTTTATCAGGTTCTGCTCTTGGATCATCTGCTAAAGGAGCCGACAAAATATTATACTCACCTTTTATGTCTTTGATAATAGATAATAGTTTGTTTGCATTTTTAGTAGGTTTTAAATTAAGCCAAAAGTCTTCGGTATCTCTTACTTTCTGTAATCCTGCTTCTACATCTTTTATTTGAAACCACTTTTTAACTTTCATTAGTTTAGTCCATGCACCAAAGAAGTCAACAAGCACACCATCCATATCAACAAATATTTCACTTGCACTTGATAATTCTAACTCTTTGGCTCTTACTTCATTTAGTTTGCTTTCTGCTAAACCTAAATTAAACAATGTGTTAGGACTAGAATTTTTTCTTGCTTTTTTATTAAGTTCTGGAGGACGACCGTCCTTATCAACTTTGAAGCCAAACTTTCCTGCTTCAATAGGAATTTGATTTACGCCAACGTCAGGCGTAGTGTTTACACCTTTAACGATTCTTCCACCATGCTCATATAGTTGACGTAATTTCATTTTACTTGATTAACTCACAGGTTTTTGCATCGGCTGTAAGTTCTTCACCTTTTTTGTGTAACCATATGTAAGAGTAAACAATTTGTCCATCTCCTGCTACGGTACATTTTTTACCTAGTTTAACACTTGGTGGAACAATGTGTCCACTACAAGATGCTAACATCAATCCTGTTAATAATATTGCTATTGTTTTCATTTTTTCCTTCCTCTAAAACCTGGAACGCCCTGCATATATGGTCTTCCAAACCATAACTTGAACCACTCTGAGTCACCAGGTTTCAAACCTAGTTCTCTTTCTTTTTGCTTGAGAGCAGTTGCAGTATGACTAATATTGATATCTTCAGCGGTAACTGGACGTTGTCCTTTATATTCTGGGATACCTGCTAATTTTTTTAAATCCGCGATATCCATTTTACCTCGCCTTTCTTATTTCTGCTTTTAATCCCAAATTTTTAAACAAAGTGTATGCAGTCTGTACACTTGTTAATGCTTTTTTAATTTCATCTATGTAGTCTGGATTATCATCTACTTTACGCATGAACTTTTTAGCATTAATAGGATCAACAAAAAGTAAATTACCTGAGTATGCCGCTCCTGGTTTGTAGAAACTTAAGAAATGTTCTTTGCCATCTGTCCTAGCCGCAATCCAATCTAAAACTTTAAGTTTGTTTGGATCTTGCAGTTTAGGATCTGCATTATCAACTTCTTTACTTTTAAAAATATTTAATTCATTTACATCTTCACCGAGTATAGTTGACAAGTTGTCAAACATTTTCTTGGCGTAAGGTTGTGCTGATTTAGTAACTCCTTTACTAAACGCATCAAAATCATTATCTTGTACTGCTTTTCTTAATTTACTTGCACTCATACCTGAGGCATCTTCCGCATCTGGATTTCTTGATAGTCTTTCAAACTTTATTTCTTCAAATTCAAAGAAACCATGTGCTGACTTTTGTCCGTTATACTTTTCTAAAAGAGAACCTAACTTATCTTCACCTTCAAAAAAAGTTACACTTCTATATCCTCTTCCATACAGATCACTAGCCGCAAACATTATATTTTTAGCAAGTTCTATTTTAATATCGGGGAAACTTTTCCTTGCCCAATCTAATTTTTCATTTGGGTTAAGTGGATCTGTTGGAAGTTTTGCTGGTCTGTCTGTTAAAAATAAAATAGCATCGCCTGGACCTTGCCTAACTGCTTCGACAAGCAATCCGTGACCAGTTGTTGCAGGATTTAATCTGCCTAATGCAAAACTGACACTTTTGTTCGGTGATGTTATTTCCCTTAAACGCATTTTTAATATTCGCCTTTTTTAACTTCTTCTAGTTCTTCGTTATATATTTCTTGTACTAAAGCATCTTTATCTTCTTTTGTCAATAACTCTGTAGGGGATTTGATAATATCGTATTTTTGACAATAGTGTTGTATTGCTTTTTCTACCATTTCCTTGACGCCTTCCATGTTGTGGTCGCCTTTATCATAGTTGTCTTTTAGATTAGCCATACAAGGGAAGTACATTTTTCTATAAAACATTGGGTCATCACGCATATGACATTTTAAGTCATCGATTATATCATAACCAATGTCTTCTTTTTTGTCTATGTCAATGTCTGTAAACTCTTTAAGTTTCATCTTACCACTTTCTACAAGACCAATATCTTGCTTTTGTTCTTGGACCAGGATTATCGCAGTTATGTCTTGCTCTAAAACTTCTACGTCTTGCTGGATTTGATTTTTTAATCTTCATGTTTGGATCACCAAAGTTAACTTTTTTAACGTTTTTTGTCTTTGGATCTTTGACGTAAACTTTAAACTTCTTAACATCGCCTCTCATTGGCTTGCCTAGTTTAACTTTACGGCCTTGATATTCTGCTTCATCTACAATATCATCATCGTTGAACCATAATTCGCCGTATGCTTCATAGAAGTCATCACCGTCGTATGTTTCTTCTTTGTATATTGACTCTGAAAGATATTCTTTAAAATTCTTCATAGCGATATTCCCCTTATATAGAGTATTTATCACTATATAGTAACTAGACTGATATTTCTATATCGAAGTTATCGTACCCTAGATCGAAGAATTTGTTGGCAATATGCTCCGCTAACTTGTTGGATTCGTCCTCATCTAATGCAAAATGAGTGTCAATAGTAAGCACGGTCTTGCCACCTGTGGTATCGTATGCTGAGTATGTAGTTTCTTCTTCAACAAGTGGTAAAGTAGCACCATTAAGCACTGATTCTACTGCTATATCGTCTATTTCTTCTTTCTTGTCGAATACAATGTTAATAAAATGGCTCATAATTATCCTTAATGATTCAATAATACACTTGTTATACTACCAGCAGTATATGATAACTTGGCTCTTATGTATGTATAATTGCCTGTAAAGTTAGCATAGACGCTCTTTGTAGCACTTGTTTCAGTAAATTCATGCACAGTAAACCAATCACTATCAGTAGGAGTAGTAGCAAGTGTACCTTGTATAGTAATTGTACCTACAAAGTCAGTGTACGTTGCTTGTACCGTGTGTACACCGTCTGCTCTACCATAATAACCATCACCCTTGAAGTTATCTCCAGTCACAGATTGAACTGTACTGTCACCTGGGTGTGTGTTTGCTGATAAAATTATTTCACTATTGCTCTGCATAGTATTATTTATCTTAATCTATGCTTCTACGAGTTTTGTTTCTTTGACCTGTAAGTCTATCTTACCATCAGTTACGTTTATGTGCAGTTTGCCACCCTTTTTAAGAGCACCAAATAGCACCATTTTACTTAGGTCAGTTTTAATCTCTTTGTCAATTACTCTTTGCAATGGTCTTGCACCCATTTTAGCATCAAATCCTTTATCTACCAAATAGTCTATTGCTTGATCATCTATGGTTACATCAACATTTTTCTCGACTAGCATATTCTTAAGTTCAAGTAAGAACTTACCAACGATTTTAATCATTATATTCTTCTCTAATTTACCAAATGCAATTACACCATCAAGTCTATTCCTAAACTCTGGAGCAAAGAAACGTTTAAGTTCTGTATCTTCATAGTCTACATCAAGATCTTGATTGAAGCCGATCGCATTTTTCTCAGCCTGTTCTGCACCTAAGTTTGTGGTTAGGATTAAAACTGAATTCCTTGCGTCGGCTTCCTTACCGTTGCTACCAGTAATTCTTCCGTTATCCATAATTTGTAAAAGGATAGTTGAAACATCTGGGTGTGCTTTTTCTACTTCATCAAGTAGTAATACACAGTTAGGATGTTCTTGTAATTTTGTAATTAATAGTCCTGCATTTTCTTCATATCCAACATATCCTGGAGGAGAACCAATCAGTTTTGCTACTGCGTGTTTCTCTTGATACTCAGACATATCAAATCTAACAAGTTTAACTGACAATTCTTCTGCAAGTCTTTTAGCAGTTTCAGTTTTACCTACTCCTGTTGGACCCATAAACACAAAAGAACCTACAGGCTTGTTATCAACTTTAAGTCCTGCTTGGGCAACAAGTATCTTCTCTACAATCTCGTCAATTGCTTTCTCTTGACCAAACACAACCTTTTTAAGATTCTTATCAAGGTTAGCCAAGTTACTTGTTTCTTTTTGTTGTACTTGTTCTGGTGGAAGTTTAACTGCTTTTGCAAGTTCAAATTGTATTTCTTCTGCATCTACAATCTTATCGCCTTCAACTTTCTTTAATTTAAATCTAGCACAGGCCAAATCAATCAAGTCAATTGCTTTATCTGGAAGTTTCTTATCACTTTGATACTTAACCGAAAGTTTAATTGCATTATGTAATGCTTCTTCAGTAATATTAACTGCATGATAGTCTTCATAATACTTCTTTATACCTTTAAGTATATCTAGTGTTACTTCATTTGTAGGTTCATCAACACTTATTCTTTGGAATCTACGCATCAATGCTCTATCTTTTTCAAAATACTTTCTATATTCTTCCCAAGTTGTTGAAGCAATAACTTTAATGTCACCTTTACCTAATGCTGGTTTCAACATATTTGCAAGATCAGTTGAACTGTTTTGTCCTCCTGCACCTGCACCACTTATCATGTGTGCTTCGTCTATGAACACAATAGTTTTACCTTGTTTTTTAATACCTGCCATTACTAATTTGAAACGTTCTTCAAAGTCACCTCTGTATTTAGAACCAGCCAACATGGCACTTATATCTAAATTGTAAACTTTGTACTCTTGTAAAAATTCTGGAACTGCTTTATTAACAATATTAAATGCTAAACCTTCTGCAATAGCAGTCTTACCAACACCTGGATCACCTACTAATAAAACGTTGCTCTTTTGTCTACGTCCTAATGCTAATGCAATAGATTCTAACTCTTCATTACGTCCAATAACAGGATCAATTTTGTTAGATGTTACTTCTTTGTTAAGATCTGATGTGTATTCTCTTAATGCTCTAAGAGCCACACCTCTTAATTCTTCATCTTCGTATTGTGCATCAACTTCGCTACTAATATACTCGGCAAATTTTTCTTTCTCTACTCCACACTTTGTCATATGGTAGTATGCCCAAGACTTTTTCTCGTTCAATACACTAATGAATACATCTGTAATTTCTATTAAGTGCCTACCACTAAACAAAACCTGTGTAAATGCTCTGTTCAAAACTCTTTCAACAGTTGCAGTCTTTTTAGGTTTGAATTTAGTTGCAGTAGTTTTAAGATCTTCACAGTCGGGCCCTTTTAAATATGCTTCAAGGCCAGTTTTCATTGCTTTGACATCAACACCATAACCGTCTACTATCTTTTCAAAGTTGTCAACACACAACATTGCATAGACCATATGCTCTAAAGTTACGTATTCATGCTTTAACTTCTTAGCATCACCTAATGCTTTATCAAAAACTAACTGTAATCCTTCACTTGGTTCTACCATTTAATATCCACCTTATATTTTTTAAATAATTTCTTCTGCTTCTTCTTTGCCATTTCTAATCTTAACTTGCTTACTCTGTCGGTAAAGTTAATACCATACAAGTGATCATATTCATGACCAAAGATTCTAGCATTCCAACCTAATAACTCTATTTTACATTCTTTTTTGTCTAAGTCAAGATACTCTACTACCAAACCCTTGGGTCTGTTTACCTTTAAGTATAGTCCAGGGTAACTTAAACAACCTTCAACTCCTAGTTCCATGTCTTCAGTAACTGCTTCTATCTTTGGATTGATAAGTGCTATTGGTTTTTCGTCTTCGTGATCTTTTAAACCAGTTGGCTTTATAATAAAGATTTGTGCATCAAGTTCAACTTGATTAGCGGCTAAACCAACACCGTTACTTTTTTCCATAATGCCAATCATTTCTTTGCTTACTAAATGAGGATCATGTGTAGTAAAGTCAAAAGGTTTAACCTTTTTCTCTAACCATTTATTAGGATGATAAATTAGTTTCATTTTTAATCTTCTGTAATATTTCTTTCTGTGGTTCTGTTAAATTTTTTGGAACTACTCCGTTGAGCCTTAAGAATATATTGCCTTTCGCACCAGTACGATAGTCAGGAAGTCCTGCACCTGATAAACTCATTGTTGTTCCAGGTTGTGTGCCCGCCGGTACATTAATATTTAACTCTCTACCTTCAGGAGTACTTAAAGATACGGTTGTTCCGCACATTAAATCAAATATGTTTAAATTTTTGGTAGTCTCTAAATTTAAACCATGTACATCAAACTCTGGGTGTCTTCTATATCTTACTCTAACTATTAAATCCCCTCGTGGAAGTTGTGTAATTGAATCATCACCTAGTCCTCCAAATCTAATATTATCGCCTGCTTTTGCACCAACGGGTATATCTATATTAACAGTTTGTTCTTTACCTGTGTGTGTTCTAAATGTAGCAATAACACCTTTGCCTTTGTAAACATCTTGTAAGTCTATGTCACAAGCAATAGTAATATCTCTGTTCTTTACTTGTCTTTGTCTTTGGAATGGAGAATTGCCTCCAAAAAAAGATGCAAATACATCTTCAAATCCTTGGCCATTACCCATATTAAAATGAAATTGTTGTCCGCCCATGTTTGGATTGAATCCTGCCTGTTGCGGATCAGCAGTTCCAAACTGATCATACATCTGTTTCTTTTCTGGATTACTTAATACTTGATATGCTTCGTTTATTTCTTTGAATTTGGTATCATCGCCACCTGTGCGATCAGGATGGTGTTGCATACTTTGTTTTTTGTATGCTTTCTTTATATCAGTATCTGATGCGTTTCGTGAAACGCCTAAAAGGTCGTAATAATCCATAGTAATAGTATATACTTATTCTAGGCGTATGTCAACAATTATTTGTCTGACTTTTTACTTGATCCAGTATATAAACCAAACCATGCCGCGCCTGCACCAACTACTATTGATACCAAACCTGATTGTTCCATTGTTGGTTGCGGTATAGCCATATACCAAATTACTACCTTGTATAACAAATAGATATAAGTTGTAATGAATATTCTTGGAAATATTCTCCAACTGTCTACTGCTTTTGCAAGATGTATTAATTTTGCATATGGATTAGGACCTAAATCTTTTACAGAAGTGTCAACTTCTAATTCTACATTTACTTTCTTTTTGACATCTGCCACTGGCTTGCCCCCTTCTTTGGTTAATAACTTATCTTCTTTTATGACTTTACTTTTTTCCATTTTTTATTTTTTCTATTTCTTGTTTGTTGCTATTAATTTTATCGTTTTGTGCCTTATCAATCATTGCCTGCATTCTACGTCCTTTTTCAGCATCGCTGTCAAGGTGTAAATCTTTATTGATAATTTTTTCTAGTTTGTGTAATTTTAATCTATCGTTTGAAATATATCTCCAAACATAACCCTTCTCACTATACACACCAAATACAGTTTCTCTAAATCCTATTCTAACTATTATTGCATCTTCACCATCTAGTATAATATGATCGCCTTCATTAAACGCAGGATTAAATTTAAATTTTAATCCACTCATTAAATTTACGGCAAAGTCTTTAAACCAAAAGACTGCTGATAGCGATATTAAAATTGCTATCCATGGTGCTAGTACATCTGCTAGATCTAATCCTAACTGGTCAAACATTTTACTTCTTCTTTTCTAACTTTTTAATTCTCGATTCCATAGCATCTAACTTGTTCTTTAATGCTGGAAATTTCTGCATTGTCTTTTCTTCAGCAGTTAATATTTTAAGATCATATCTTTCAGCCGCCCAGTTGTACCATGATTCCATTTTGCCATAGAACCATTTACCCATTGCTGTCTTTTTGAACCAAGCATTTGTAGCCTGTCCTAGTACGGCGCCTACTATTGATTTAATTAAGAAAAACCACATATAATATCCTTTGTTATATGTGTATTTATCTGGGCAGATTAAAAATTACAGGATAGATTTGCTTTGGGATTGAACTCTATATCAGCGGTTTTAGGTATCGTTTGATCAGATGATACTTTTAGATCAACACCTGGATCTAAGCGACATTCTGTTTTACCAGCACAACCAGTAAGCACTAATAAAACTGCTATGACCACAGTTTTATACATTATTAGTTTTTAGATTTGTTTTTTGGACCGTTTTCTGATTCGTAGTATTCTTTATACGACTTAATTATTTCGTCTTGTTGTAGCATATATGCACGTATCTGTGCAAAGTTTTTGCTTAATGCTTCATATCCTTCGTCTGTTAATCCAAACAATACAGGATCAATGTTACCTGCTTTTAGTTTAGCAAAGACTTCATCTGCATTATCAGATGTAATTATTGTCCACTTAATTTCTTCTAGTTTTGGAGTAAGTGGCTCAGGGAGATTCAGAGGTTCTCTTTCAACTTCTGTGCTAAAGATTTCTAATTGCTTAACTGCTGTACCGCAACTAGTGAGGAACGTAGTTAGGGTTAGCAATACTAGGACAGATAGAATTGATTTCAGACTTCTTAGTTGCATTTTTCTCTTTCTCCGTTAATGGACTTCCCATTGCAATTTCTTGACATCGCATTGCATTGTTACTTCCTTTATTAATTATCTTTTCAACCGATGATGGTCTCTTCGTTGCGAGATCACCAATATCACGTACCTCGCCTTTTCCGTTTATTTTATTGAATTTTTGATCCAAAGCCTTAAACTCGGCTTTAAGGATTAAATTTTGTTTTTCTATTTCTGCTTTAATTTTAGTCATTGCTTCAAAGTCTGCTTTCATCTGTTGAATAACTGCTTTTTGACTATCTATACTTTGTTCCAATTTTAGATTATTTGCTTCTGAGGTTGCCAAGTCTGCTTTTAGATTCTTTACATACATGAATCCGCCTCCAGCACCTGCTAACACTACTAACATTAATGCAATTTTTATAGAACTAAACACTCTTTGCCTCCACTAATTTAATAAAGTCGCCAACTGTTTTTACATTGGCTTCTTCTTCAGTTGAAATAGTTGTACCTGTTGCTTCTTGTATTGCAATGGTTAGTTCAACTATATCAAATTCGTCAGCACCTAAGTCATCTATTAAAGATGCACCTGGTATGACCTTAGACACATCAACGTCTAAATGTTCTGCTATTGCTTTAACTACTTTTTCCATCTTCTTCCTCGTATCTTGCGTGTTCGCAAACCACTATCTCTATAGGTTTGTTATCACCGTCCTTGAACTCTTCGATTAATCTACCTTCATGAGCCCTACCACAATTCTGGCAAGTCTTTATCATACAAGTTTCAATGCTTCTTCAGTGGTCTCTGTGGTTCTACGTGTCCAACCTTTGCCAAACGTTGCAAATGTACTCAGTCCTTCGTAGTATGCTTGTCTACGTTTTTGATATTCTTTGATTACTTCAGCAACACCGCCGACTTCTTCTTCATAGTTCGCTAACGCCTTAAGTGTGTTAGGACCTATTCCACCGTCTGCTACTGTTCCAATCATAGTCTGCAAATACTTTGCGGCTCTACCTGGACCAGCATTAACGCCAAAGTCGAAAATGCAAAGGTCTAAACCTCCTGGAAGGTCATCGCCTTTAATTGATTTCCAATAGTTCTTCTCATAGATAGGGGCAACATCTTCGGGAGTCAATGCTCTCATATCACTCTCATCAACTTCCTTGCCTACCCATGATTCGTAAACTCTTTTTGTAACACCCAAGTTTGTCATTCCACCTGGGTCTTTAGGGTGATTAACATAACCACCTTCATGATGTAAAATTATTTCCAAACAGTGTTTGAAATTATTCGCCATTATACCATTCCTTTTGCCGCGGCAGTGATTGTATCTACACGTGCCTTAAAAGCAGTCTTTTCGGATTCAGTTGCAGATGTTAATTTATCAATCCATGCTTTTCTATGATCTTGGTATGTATCAATAGTTGCACTGATTCCTTTTTCTGCCACCATGTTTTCTAACAATCCTATTGTAATAGGACCAATCCATGTGTCTCTTTTTGCACCAAGAACATATTGTAATTCTCTTTGTGCAATTTTTGGTTCTCTATATACTGCAAAATCAAATACGCATAAATCCATTCCCTTAGGAAGGTCATTACACTTCATTAATTCCCAATACATTTTGTAAACACTCGCTACATCGTTCTCGGTAAATGCTTTTACTTTGTCTTTAGTAATCACTTTATTCATGTGATCTTCGTATTCCTGTTTAGTGATACCTAAGTTGGAACACTTCTGATGGTCTGCATTATCTACAAATCCACTCTCATTTTCGAGCACAATTTTTAACGAAGGTTTAAAGTTTCCTGTTGCCATCTTTATCTCCTTGTTAATACTAATTGATGTCCGTTATTTTCCAGAACAATTTTTGTTCCGTACTTGGTTACATTGTAATCACCTAAATACTTTGTTAACCAAATTACTTCTGCAAAATCATTGACATTCAACGCCTCATTGATATTTATACTATCAACTTTACCAAAGTCAATCACATTGAACGAAACAGGATCAGCATATTTGTTCTTTACAGTCAAAATATCTTCCTTCATTTCGATCGATTCTGCATAACTTCTATTGAAGAAATTTTTATAATTATCCATGTTATTTTCGTTGACCTTAATACCATATGAGTCAGCGTCTAATGGAATTGCTTCAGAAAATGTTTCTAAATTTGCTGGCATACTTCTGAAGCCTTTGTAATATCTAAATTTGTACTCTTGATCTGTAAGTTTAGCAACACCGTCTAAAAGTTCTACTATGTTCTCTGGTGTTTTTCTGCCTCTTTCTATCTCAACAAATACTTTGTATGTGCCATCGCTTTGTTCTCCTGATGTGCTGTCTGCATCTAAAACAAATGGATAACCTTTTTCAAAAAAGTTTTCTAAGTCTTTTGCACTTTGTTCATTGATTGTTGAAAAACTTAATACACAAATATCTTTGTCTTCTCCCATCTTTGATTTGTATGCATCAATTTCAAAGATGTTCTCAACACAATGTTCTAAATCTTTATCTCGTAATCCCATTAAACTGCTCCTGCTTCTGGTTCTGCTGGTGCCGCCGCCGCTAATTCATCTGCCGGTTGTGCCTCTGGAGTTGGGTTTGGTTGTTGTACTGCTGGATCAACTGTATTGTCCATCATTTGATTATAACCACTGTAAATGTCTGCTACTAATTTTTTAGGCATCATAATTTCAACTATCCAAATAGGTTCTCTATCTAGTCTTCCTTTTTTAGTACCAGGTCTAATATCGTCTGGAGTGCGTATTTTACGTGGCTTAATTATGCTGTCTTTTTTGTACGTTACCTTGCAGTCGTAATCTAGTAATCTCTTCCCGCCCATAGGATCTGGCATCTTTTCTCTTGGCCACATAAAAGAGCATATAATCCAATGTCTTTTAATGTTAGGACCAGATACTAGTTCGCCATCTTCCCAGTTTTTGTACACATATAAGTCTAATTCGTCTAATACTCTTTCAAAGTCCTTTAAAACAGTGAAAGAAGTATCGCTATCATATATGTTTTCTACGTTCTTAATTACGTCTAAAATGTCTTGCATAACAGTGATTCCATATTTACATACTTATTTATCTAGTATTAGAGATATAAACTATGATAACTTGGACCGCTAAACCGGTAAATATTTTTATGAAGAGGACGTATAAACTTCATAAAGGTACACACATAAAGGAGGACTCTATGGGTGCAAAAAGAAGTGCTCGAAAGAGCAGACACCACGGAAACGTGGTACAATTTCAACAATTCCTACCAAACAAACAAAAAGACGTTAAGATAATTCCAAGAAACAAAAATCAAGAAGATTATATGCTAAAACTACTAGACCTTAAGAAAGACATAGTCTTCGGGGTTGGTCCAGCAGGAACCGGTAAGACGCTAATAGCGGTACAGGTGGCTATAAAATTGTTCAAGGAAAAAGTGGTAGATAAAATCATAGTAACAAGACCAGTAGTAAGTGTAGATGAAGATTTAGGATTTTTACCAGGGTCGCTAGAAGAAAAAATGGCGCCTTGGACAAGACCTATTTTTGATGTCTTACGTGAATACTTTACTAGCAAAGAAATCAGTGGTATGATAGAAGAAGGCATTATTGAAATATCACCATTAGCATATATGCGTGGTAGAACTTTCAAACGTGCATTTATATTAGCAGATGAAATGCAAAATACAACTGCTAATCAAATGAAGATGCTTTTGACTAGATTAGGTACAGGTTCCTTTATGGCAGTTACAGGTGACCTAGCACAGACAGACAGAATAAAGGATAATGGATTATTAGACTTTATACAATGTTATAGTACGCATAGCGGATCAAGTAGATTAGCAATGACTTCATTCAGTCATGTTGATATCGAAAGACATAGAGCGGTAAGAGAAGTATTAGAAATTTATGGTGATGTTTAGTCGCCGGGTAAGTTTGTATCCCGAGCGTCAACTGAATATAACTTCTTTGCTTTGACCCATTTGAGCCAGCCTGCATAACTCATCTTGTGTAGGCTGGATATGGCTAATTGACGTTTCCAAGCGGTTTCGTCAAGTTCCATAGTACGTGCTACCATAGGTGTACGTTTGAAAGGTATTGCCTGTACAATAGGCTCACCCATCTTTATCTCAGTTTTTTCTATTTTCTTTAACATTATGTTAATAGGACTTTGTGGAGCACCTAAGTCATGATCCATTAGTCCTGGTACTGCTTCCCAGTTACGTTCATGATAATACATTGGCAAATATAAAGTACTCCAACCAGGCTTGTTCCAAGTAAACCAAGGATTATCTAATTTTACTGCTCCACGAACTTTAAACTTGCCTTCCATAAACTGCCCTAACTGTCCATCAGGGTGAAATGCATCATTATATTGTTCATCACTGTATCTTGTGATTATGTGTTTTCCGTCCGGAGTAGGTTCAATAGTAATATCACACCAAGCAGGAATAACAAATCCCATGCTCATATAATCTGTAATGCCAGGACAGGCTCTAACTGTCTTATGATTATCTATATTATGTTCTGCCTTACCATCTTCAAAATAAGGACTCATCTTTTTAAACTTCTCTGGAAAAAATTTACCAGCAGGTTGTATAGGAGCAT